CGCTAAAATACGCACCCGCGAAATTGGCAATTCGGACATTAGGGACACATTACGCACAAAATTAAAAAAGGAGATTGTTAATGGCTGCAGGCCGACCTCCAAAACCTGTTGAATTAAAGCGAGCAACCGGCAATCCAGGTAAAAGAAAACTGCCTGCTCTTTCAGTTGTAAGCCTGATACCGATGGCGCACGAAACTCCCGAACCACCTGCCAATCTCGGTGAAAATGGAATTGAACTGTGGAATCGTGCGTGGGATGCGGCTATCACTTGGCTATCGCCTTCGTCAGACCGCAACGCGATTGAGAACGCAGCTCGCCTTGCGGATACATTGGCAACTGCCCGCGCCAAGTACCACGCCACACTTGATGCCGCTGACCTTCGCGCTCTTGTGCAAATCAATAAGTCTTACACCGACTCACTCTCAGCCCTTGGCTTTGACCCTGTATCGCGTTCCAAGTTAGGTGTTGCTGAAGTTAAACGAGTGAGCGCACTTGATCAGTTGCTCGCTAAACGTCAGAATAGGTAACAATGGCAAACGGGGGAAAGAAAGAAATAAAGGGATGGCCACCGCGTTATCTAAGTGAAGTTTCAGCAGCCGATTACAAGAGAAGCCGTGGCGAGAATACAATTGACTTCGCCGAAGCCCTTTGCAAAATTACAAAAGATTCGGTTGCTGGTAATGCTGGTGAGCCTTTAGTCTTTCGTGATTGGCAAAAAGAATTAACAAGGAATTTGTTTGCAGTCAAAGCCGATGGCAAGTTAAAACATAAAGTTGCCCTTATCGGCCTGCCCCGCAAGCAAGGAAAATCTGCTTGGTTGTCTGCACTTGCTCTTGAGCATTTAGTGTTAGGACCACAAGGCGGGGAAACATATTCGTGTGCAGCCGAAAAGGAACAAGCAAAAATTGTGTTCGGCACTGCCAAACGAATGGTGGAGATGCAGCCTGAACTCTTAGAGCTTCTTGATGTATATCGAGATGCAATCTATAACCCAAAGACCGGCTCGGTCTATCGGGCGCTCTCTGCCGAAGCATTTAGCAAAGAAGGTCTTTCCCCTACCTTCGTTGCATTTGATGAGTTACACGCACAACCTAATCGTGAACTCTTTGATGTTATGTCACTTGCGATGGGTGCAAGAACTGAACCTTTAATGGTGGCAATTACAACTGCCGGTGTTAAAACAGATGTCAGCGGCAAGGATTCAATCTGCTATTCATTGTATGAATACGGCAAGCGAGTCGCATCGGGCGAAGTTGATGATCCATCATTTTTCTTTTCTTGGTGGGAAGCAAATCCTGATTTAGATTACAGAACACCCGAAGCGTGGGAATCTGCAAATCCCGGATACGGTGACATTTGCAGTAGTGATGACTTTGCCAGCGCAGTTCTTAGAACTCCCGAAGCTGAATTTCGCACCAAGCGCTTAAACATTTGGACATCCACATCCGATGCCTGGCTACCTCACGGCGCTTGGGATTCAATCGCCGATGAGAAGGCAATTGGCGAAGGCGCCAAGGTTGTCATCGGCTTCGATGGAAGTTTTAATGGTGACTGCACTGCCATTGTGGCAGTATCAGTTGATGAAGTTCCCCACATTATGCCATTGGCAGTGTGGGAAAAACCTGACGAAGCAGGCGCCGATTGGCAAGTGCCAGTCCTAGATGTTGAAGATGTTTTGCGTGATGCCTGCAAGAAGTACGAAGTTATGGAAATTGCTTGCGACCCATACCGATGGGCTAGAACATTTCAGGTGTTAGAAGAAGAAGGTTTGCCGGTTGTCACATTCCCGCAGACTGCATCTCGAATGACACCTGCGACAACTCGCTTCTACGAAGCAGTTGTGAACCGCAGCATCACCCACGATGGCGATGTAAAAATGGCAAGGCACGTTGGCAATGCAACCCTTCGTGTGGATCAACGAGGTTCTCGCTTAGCAAAAGAAAAGCGAGGTTCAACCCGCCGTATTGACTTGGCGGTGTCTGCAGTAATGGCTTTAGAGAGAGCTGCTTGGTGGCAATCTCAAGGTGGGTATCTACCCGCAATCTTTGACCCTTGGAATATGGAGGAACCTAATGCGTGAGAAAATCACAACCGTTGCAGAGATGCTAGGCGCAGTTTTAATCTCTCTTGGTGTTGGAATTGTTTTCAGTTGGGGCATCTCCCTTATCGTTGCCGGCTTGTTAGTAATTGCTGGCTCCTATTTGGCGGCTGAATGAGCATCATCAAACGTGGCCTAACAGGTCGCTATCCCCAATACAACAACTACGTTGCTCCTTTGTCGCAGCTCTATGGACAAACCAACGTAACATCTGCAGCAGGTGAACGCATTGATGAGTGGAGCGCCTTTGGTGTCTCTGCAGTCATTAGCGCAATCTCATTGCTTGCCGACTCAGTAGCATCAATGCCACTTCGCACTTTCAAGTTTGTTGATGGCAATCGCCAGGCCGTTGCGCTGCCTGACATCATTAAGCAACCTGACATTGACTCCAATGAATATGAGTTAGTTCATCAAATTGTGGCTTCAATGGCTTTGCACGGCAATGCTTATGTCCACCTTGACCGCGACAAGCGCGGTGAAATCATCGGCCTTGTGCCATTGCACGTTTATCAAATGCAGGTGTTGCCTACAGGTGATCAGACAGGTCGCAAGTATCTCCACCTTGGTAACGAGATTCCAGCCGAGGATTTGATTCATATGCGTTGGTTCACACCACCACAATCACTTGTCGGTGTCTCACCTTTAATTCAATCGCGTAACCTCATCGGACTTGCGATGGCAATGGATCGTCACCTTGGGCAATTTTATGCCGAGGGTGCTACGCCTTCATCTGTTCTTGAGACAGACCAAAAATTAACCAACGACCAGGCTCAAATTATCCGTAACACCTGGGAGGCTACACATAGACGTCACCGCCGCCCTGCGGTGCTCTCAGATGGCCTCAAGTGGCGTCCTATCACTACTTCAGCAGCCGATAACGAGATGATTGCAACGCGTGAGCAGCTCATTAGAGATATTGCTCGCGTGTTCCGTATTCCTGCTCACCTTATCCTGGCTTCAGGTGGAGACACACAGACATATCAGAATGTTGAGCAGGCATCTTTGAACTTCTTGACTCACACAATCACACCTTGGTTGCGCCGAGTTGAGATTGGTTTATCTCGCGTTCTACCCGATGGCACCGACATCGCCTTTGACACGTCATCGTTGCTTCGCACCGATGCCTTAACACGGGCACGAGTCAATACCCTTAACGTTCAAATGGGTGCTCGCACTCCGAATGAGGTACGCCAAATTGAAGGCTTGGAGCCTTACGATGGCGGCGATACTTTTAATCAGGCATTAGCAGGCACCGTCACGGCCGGTGGCGATGTTGAGCCTTTAGGTTCGGATTCAGATACATCGGTTCCATTGATGGGAGTCATTGAATAATGGCTGAAATGTATCGAGCACCAAAAGCAGTGCAAGAAGAAGCACAAAAGATTCTGTCACCTGTGGCAGATGCAGTTCGTAACAATCAACTCTTGACCTTAGAGCAAGTTGCTGAAATCCGAAGCACTTGGGCATCTACTGAAGGTCGAATTTGGGCAAAAAATATCTGCGACAAGGTTGCCACTCGTGCATCTGTCGTGACTACATCCGAGGAGGATGCAATGGCAATCAATGAGGCAACCCCTGACCTAAGCGAAGAATTAACTGAACTTCTTGCAGATGTTGTTACCTTTTACCTTCGCGCACACGGCGCACATTGGAATGTAATCGGAACAGACTTCGCCGAGTATCACGCATTGTTCGCTTCAATTTATGATGACGTTTATGACAGTGTTGATCCACTTGCTGAAAATATCCGCAAGATTGGTATTCAAGCACCGTTCCAAATGTCACAGTTTATGGAACTTCGCTCAATCTCAGATGGCGAACTTTCAACCGATGCTCGCACGTTAGCACTTGACCTACTAGCAGCCAATGAGATTGTTATTCGTGGAATTGCAGATGCTTTTACTTGCGCTACTGAATACAACGAACAAGGCATTGCAAACTTTCTTGCTGACCGCCTAGACAAGCACCAAATGTGGCGTTGGCAGCTTTCATCATCACTTGGAATGGAAGTTGCACCAAGTGATTTAACCGTTGAAAGCGTTGAAGAAGTAGCTGAAGAAGGAGCAGAGATGGAAATGAAGTCTGCAGATAAAGAATTAGTTGAAGCTCGCAAATCAATTGCAACGGCAGAACGCATTACAATGCAGGCTGAAGTTCGCACAATGGACACCACAGATGGCTCATTACGCATTGGTGGATATGCTGCAATTTTCAATTCTGAAGCAACTGGCTTGAATTTCCGCGAAGTTATTGCACCGGGCGCCTTCAAGCGCACACTTGCAACCGACAATCCTGTGTTCTTGCTTATCAATCACGATATGGAAGGCTTGCCACTTGCATCAACTCGCTCAGGCACTCTTACATTGACTGAAGATGAAGTTGGATTGCGTATGGATGCAGTTCTTGATCCGCTAAATCCAAGAGCGCAAGAACTGGCCTCAGCCCTACGCCGTCAAGATGTGGATAAGATGTCATTTGCTTTCACCGTTGAACCCGGTGGCGAAGTTTGTGAAGAAGGCTTGCGAACACTGACAGATTTGCATCTCTATGAGGTTTCAATTGTGACATTGCCTGCTTACGATTCAACAACTGTTGGTATGCGTAGTGCAGAAGAAGAAAACGAAGATTTAGAATTGCGCAAGAAGTTGCTTATTCTAAAAAATGCTCAGCGCAAACTGCGCAAGTAGCACATTAGATTTACCCCCGGCGCATCCTGCCCCGGCGGTTTTACACAAACCCACTCCAAAAGAAAAGAGAAATAAATGTCTTTGACATCAAAGCTCAAGGAGCAGCGGGATGCAGTTGCAGTCGAAGCAGATACTCTGCTTGCAGGCGATGTAACAACTGAAATCCTAGATTCTGTATCCGCAAAGCACGATGAAATTGCAGCACTCGATGAGCGCATTGCAAAGTCAGAAGCAGTAGAAGCACGTTCAGCAGCAATTGCTGAATCACGCAAAGAATCAGGTGTAAAGCCATTTGTTGGTGGAACAACTGTTACACGCGAAGCAATGACATACGACAAAGATGGTCGTAACTCATTTGTTCGCGATATGATTAACGCAACAATGCGTAATGATTCATCTTCTTGGGAGCGCCTAAACCGTCACCAAACAGAAGTTTCAGTTGAAACACGCGACATCTCACGCACTGATACTGCAGGTGGAGATTTTGTTCCTCCAATCTACCTAATCAACGAATACGCAGAGTTTGCCCGCGCAGCTCGTGTGACCGCTGATCTTGCGACAACAATGGCACTGCCGCTCGGCACTGACAGTATAAATATTCCGGCAGTCACGACCGGAACTCAGGTCGCTTTCCAATCAAGCGACAACTCTGCTACAAACACACGCGATATGGTCACAAGCACTGTTACTGCGCCAGTTCGTACAATTTCAGGCTACGAGAATGTTTCAATTCAGCTCGTAGAACAATCACCACTTGCAGGCGGTCTTGATCGCTTAGTATTTGGTGACTTGATGAAGGACTACGCACTTGCACTTAACACCGCAGTTACAGGTAACGGCGATGGAACTTCAGGAACACTCAAGGGTTTCATTAACCTTGGTGCAGATACTACAAACGGTATCCCAACAACTTGGACTGAAACAACACCAACTGCAGTAAACGGATTGCAAGCAATCTCAAAGGCCATTAGCAAGGTTGTAACAAACCGCTACCAGGCAGTTGAAGCAATTGTTATGCACCCATCAATGTGGTACTGGTTCGCTTCAAGCACAGATGGAAATTCACGTCCAATCATCGTGCCTGTCGGCGCAGGTCCATTCAATGCAAACGGTGTAGTTACTGCTCCGGGAGCGCCAGCAGGACTCGTTGGAACAATCCACGGAGTACCTGTTTATGTTGATGCAACACTTCCAAAGACTTATGGAGCTGCTACAAATCAGTCCCCAATTCTTGTTGGTAAGTTCTCAGATTCATACCTATTTGAATCAGGCGTTAAGACTCGTGTTCTTCCAGATGTCTTGTCAGCAAACCTAACAGTTCGCTTCCAGGTTTATGGATATATGGCACTTGCTCACCGCTATGCGAAGGCAGTTTCAGCAATTTCAGGAACTGGTACAGTCGCACCTTCAGGCTTCTAGTCTGTAATGTTGGAGACACCTGCCTCTTAATCGGGGCAGGTGTCTTTGACACAATTATTTAGGGGGAGTTTTAATGCTTAGTTATCTTGACGGGTTGAAAGTTGCTCGTGATTTAGCAAAAAGGGAACAGTACCAAACACTTGATGGGCTAATTGAAGCCCTTGAAGAACGACAAGTGGAAACAACTGCTTTAAGTGTTGATGTGGAGACACGATGAAGCCTAAAGATAAAGTTTGCATTGCATTTCCACATTCAGGAACGGTAAACACAGAATTTGCAACAAATCTAGTTGAAATCAATCGAAAGCGATTAGATCGTATTGATTCAATTGTAGGCATTGGCAATATCTCACTTTTAACTCGCTCACGCAACGTAATCGTTAAAAATTTCCTTGATGAGACTAATGCAGAGTGGCTTTTGATGACCGACACCGACCAAATCTTGTCAGTTGAAGCCTTCGACAAGCTAATAAATGCAGCTAATGTTACCGAAAGACCGATAGTTTCAGCCCTTATATTTGCTGCATTTTGGACTGACACTGACGAATTGCGCCCTGTACCTGTCATTTATCAAGACACCGACAACGGCCCAATGCCCTGGGATGCCTATCCCGACAATCAAATTGTCGAAATTGCGGCAGCCGGAACAGGCTGCTTGCTCATTCATCGCTCGATTTTGGAGAAAATGAGACTAGAAGCGACAGAGAATCAAGGCACTGATTGGTGTTGGTTCATTGACGGCGCTATTGGCGGGCGATGGTTTAGTGAAGATTTACTTTTCTCTCGCAAGGTGCGTGCAATGGGTTACAAAATTCACGCACATACAGGTGCAATCCTGCCTCATCGTAAAGAATTTTGGCTTGACGATAGACATCACAAGCCTTTCCACATCCAAAACTCTTAAAAGTGAAAGGGTTGGATATTACCCCCCCTGATATTCAACCCTTTCACCCTCTTATCTACTAAGGAGAACCGTGGCAACTTCATATCCTGACGGACTTGATAACTTCACAAATCCAACTGCATCTGACACGTTAGATTCAGCCACAGTTCCTCACGCTACTCAACACGCTAATACAAATGATGCGATTGAGGCTATTGAAGCTGAACTTGGTACTACTCCTAAAGGATCAAAGGCATCTGTTAAGGCCCGCCTTGACTCCGTGGATGCTAACGCAATCACAACGTCATTGCCTCTTACATCTTCAGGCACCGTTGGCGGTTCTAACTTAATTGTTGGAATTAACTCATCATCTGCCGATACCGCAAACTTCGTTGTGCGCCGTGATGCAAACGGCGAGTTCATAACAGGCGCAGTAATAATTGACACAACAAAGACACCAACAAGCGCCCCCGGCAAGTTGTATTGGGATGGCGGTGGCACCGTCAATCTTGGCCTTGCAGGTGGCAATGTTGATGTTGCATTAGGTGAAAACCTTGTTTCCTATGTGACAAATGCCGAAGCCACAACCTTGGCCATTGGCGAGGTTGTTTATGTTTATTCATCTGTTGGCAATCGCATTTCTGTTAAACGTGCATCTAATCTAACTGAAGGATCATCTTCAAAGACACTTGGAATTGTTGCCGAATCTATTGCAGCAAATAACCCTGGCTTTATTATTGTGCGCGGTATTGTTGAAAAACAAACACTTAGCGGTTATACCGAAGGTGCAGCTTTATATCTTGGTGCAACTGCTGGAACATTTACTGCAACTAAGCCATCTGCCCCTAATCACCTTGTTGCTCTCGGTTGGGTGGTTCGTGCCAATAACGGCAACGGGCAAATTTATGTCAATGTGCAAAATGGTTTCGAGTTAGAAGAGCTGCACAATGTTGCCATTTCAAGCGTTGCTAATGGTCAGGTTCTTACTTATGATGCAACTACTGAACTTTGGAAAAATGAGGATGCAGCATCTCCTACTGTGCCAGCCACACCTACGGCTGAAGGTGTTGTGTATGGCAAAACTGAACTTGCTGGCAGTGACACAGAAAGTACCGCGTTAGGCAATCAAGCTCTTTTGAGCAACACTATTGGTTCGGCAAATGTTGCCATTGGTGTAAATGCTTTGACAGATAATACCGAAGGTGGGCTGAATATAGCCATCGGTTATGATGCTCTTGCCAACAATACTGTTGGCGGTGGCAATACTTCCATCGGTGCTTATACATTATCAACTAACACAACGGGTGAGAATAATACTGCAATTGGACTTGGTGCGCTTTTATCTAACACTTCAGGCAGCTTTAACTTTGGGCTTGGCAACGATTCCTTACATAACAACACAAGTGGTGGTAACAACACCGCCATTGGTACCAATGCCGCTTATAGCAATACTACTGGTCAATACAACATTGGAATTGGTGGCAGCGCATTAGCGGCAAACTTAACTGGCAATAATAACGTTGCAATAGGTAGAGGTTCTGGTGCAGCAGCACTTGGAACTGGCAATCTCTTTATTGGCTACAATGCAGGTTCAACTTATACCGGCAGCAACAAACTCTACATCGCCAACAACTCTACAACTTCACTAATCATTGGAGACTTTTCGGCACAAACACTTATTGTTGATGGAACACTTACTGCCGATTCATTCATTGTGCCAAGCGGTACATCTACACAATTCCTTAAAGCTGATGGATCAGTAAGCGAAAGTAATGCCACACCGACAACCACAGGTGTTGTTTATGGATTGACTGAAAATGATGACACTCAAAATGGAAACACTGCGCTTGGCAACTATGCGTTAAATGACAACACAACTGGTTACAACAATGTTGCAGTTGGTAATGGCGCACTGTTAAATAATACAACTGGTGGAGACAATGTTGCCGTAGGTGCTTATACTGCGCTATTTAATGAAACTGGCGATGATAATGTTGCTATTGGCAATAGTGCATTGAGTTTGAATGTTTCAGGTATTCAAAATGTTGCTATTGGTAAATCGGCTCTTGTTTCAAATACTGCCAATGGCAACACTGGTATTGGCTATTCAACTTTGAGTGCAAATACAACAGGAACCCAAAACATAGCACTGGGTGCCGCCGCTTTGAATTCAAATATATCAGGCAGTAGTAATACAGCCGTTGGCGTTGATGCTGGCCAAGCATCTTTAGGTTCAGGCAACGTATTTGTAGGCTATCGTGCAGGTTACAGTGAAACTGGCTCCAATAAGCTCTACATTGCCAACAACTCCACAACATCACTCATCGTTGGTGACTTCTCAGCCAACACCCTGACCGTCAATGCCGCCGTCACCGCCACCTCTTATGCAGTACCAAGTGGCACTTCATCTCAATTCTTAAAAGCTAATGGATCAACGGACTCAACCACCTACGCACCGATTGCCTCACCAACCTTCACTGGCACTGTCACCATCCCTGCCGGCTCATCCATCAGCGGTGTCGCCTACCTCGCCACCGCCAACACCTTCACATCTACGCTCAACGGCTTTGGCGGTGCCTACTCATCCACCGCACTTGCCGGCTACAACATTCTGCATGTATCACAGCGCGCATTGTTCATCAACGACAATGTCGACTTCAACTATGCCACTGGCGCTTACTATGCAAGCGGTTGGAAGTACGCTGGCACAGCGGCAGCAACGAATCTGAACAATGGCGGTGGCAAGTTCGATTTCTTGACCGCTGCTAGTGGTACGGCGGGATCGGCACTTACCTTTGTTTCTAGGTTGCAACTACTGAACAACGGCCAGTTCGTACTCAATGGGTTCGGTGCTGGTGTTGTTGGAATGGTCATCAAGGGCGCAGTCTCTCAGACTGCCAACCTTCAAGAGTGGCAGAACAGTGCTGGAACGGTTTTAAGTTTGGTGGATTCAGGTGGACAACTTCGCGCACCAAACATTGGAATTGGTGGCACTTCAGTAGGTATTGCTTATGTGCGTTTAAGTAATGCAGCTGGAGATACTTCAGCAACGACAACAGTATTCAGGGGAATTGCCTCTCAGACAGGCGATTTCTTGCGATTCCAAAACTCAACTCCCACCACTCTCACCGCAATTACCGCCGCAGGCACAATCAACTTTGCATCAGGCAATACATCTGCAACTGCAACTGCTGGAGCTATTACTGCCCCTGCTTTGGTGCAGGGTTACATCACAATGCAAGTGGCAGGCACAACCGTGAAGGTTCCTTACTATGCAAACTAAACCTCACATCTATATGCAAATGAATACAGAAAACCTCACAACAAACCTAACAACCCTTGAAGGGGGAAACTAACAATGGCACTTGACTACTCAGCACTTCTAACAGATGAACAAAAGAAGTCAATCCTGACTCAGCGCATCGCACAATTTGCAACTGAGGCATACCAGCACGAGATCAATAAGAAGATGGCAGTTGGCAACGCCGAGGCCGAAGCCGCCGCGACAAGTGCGCTGGCAATCCTTGACAATGCCATTGAGATTCACCAAGAGGAATTGGCAAAGCTGCCAGTTTCTGAGTAAACCAATGAACGCTCTCCTGGCAATACTGGGGGTAGCAGTCATTATTTTAATCTTAATCCATATTCACCACGGCTAAGGAGTCACTAATGGGTATGAAACCACGGCAAGTTTCAGCGCCAACAATGGCTTCACGCACACGAGCTAATGAAAACATCCTCACCAAGATGATTTCACGCTTTATTGCCACGCAGAAAATAACTCCAAGAACAGTGATTTCAGCGATTACCAATCATTTCAGGTACAATGAAGTCGGTGTTGCATACAATCAAGCATTTGTCACCTATAACTATTCAAATGCTCAGGGGAATATAGTTCCAAGAGATATTGCAACAACAACAATGAAGGGCAGATACTAAATGGCAGTTTATGATTTAGGCGATGTCGCAGCTCTCGGTGTAACAATCACCGATGCCGCCGGCGCCCCCGCCAACGCCACAACGGTGGTAGCAACAATCACTTTGCCCGATGGATCAACATCAACACCAAGTGTGACCAATACAGGCACGGGTCTATATGATGTCTCATATACACCCTCAACCTTTGGCCGTCACACAATCCGTTGGGTTGCAACTGGCACTAACGCCTCAGCTTATGCCGATGATTTCACCGTTCGTAATTTTGCCGACCTTGGAATTATTGCACTTGATGAAGTAAAGGCTCATTTGAACATTCCTAGCACGAACACGGATTTAGATGAGGAACTTCGCCGATTCATAGATGCCGCCACCGACCTTTGCGAAAACTACGTTGGATGCGTTTTAGGCCGTCAAACCTTTACCAATGAATACTATGACGGCAACACCGACATCATTCGCCTTCGTAATCCACGAGCATTGAGTATCACTTCCGTGTATGAAAATGGAACCTTAATCTCATCTGATAACTATTCACTTGACCCAACAGGTCAGCGCATCTCACGTATCACCACGGGTTCAATCTCAGGCCCTAACTACTTTGGCATTTGGGCACCGGGGGCTAATAGCATCAAAGTCTCTTATGTTTCAGGCTTTATCAACCCACCGCCTGCCGCCAAGCAAGGTGTCTTAGAAGTTGTACGCCATTTATGGCAGACACAAAGAGGCGCTGCAAATGTATTGACTCGCAATCAAACAGGTGATGATTTCTATTCAGGCTCAACATATTCACTTCCACGCCGAGCGATGGAATTACTTGACCCTCTCAGCTTGCCGGGTATGGCGTAAATGGCAACAGTAGCCTTTCCCACCCTTATCACTAATATGATTGCAGCTCTTAATGGGGCAGCATCTTTGACAGGTGTTCGTGTATTTGACGGGCCTGAAATTGATGAGACTTATCCAGGTGATGCCATTGCGGTAGGTCACGATGGAAGTGAAGATGGCGATTTGCAAGCAATGACCGCCCGCAACTCTTATGATCAACTTGGCGCTAAAAAGATGTTTGAAGATGGTGTTATCAACTGCTCATTGTGGGCGTGGGATGGCACCACCGATTTAACTGCTCGCAGAGTTCGGGCTTATGCAATCTTGTCGGCGGTAGATACCGTCATCCGACTCGACCCTTCATTTTCAAGTGCTTGTTTATACTCAGGGCTTGAAAACCATTCAGCCGTTTACCGTCAAACCAATGCCGGTGCGGTTGTAATCATTAACTTCACCATTGCTTACCGAGCAAGGACATAAGGAGAAAATCGTGGCAAAAGTAAAAAATATATCGTCTCTTGGCGATTTAGATGTTCCTGCTTTGGGCATTACGGTCAAGGCGGGGGCTATAGCAGATGTTGCAGATGATGCAGCAGCTTCATTGTTAGAACAAACAGATAACTGGGCACCTGCCGATAAAGCAGCAGCCTCAATCACCCCTGAAGGAGTATAATTATGGCAATCGGCTCAGGTATTGGTTCCCAACTTGGAATTGCAACCGAAACAACTTTCAACACGCCTGTAACAGTCACCCGCTTTTATGAGTTTACAAATGAAAGCATTAACTACAACAAGGTCACTGCAGTCGGCCTTGGCCTTCGTGCAGGTGGGCAGGTTCCACGCTCACAACGCCGTGTAGTTACTACTTCAGATGCAAGCGGTGACATCACTCTTGACCTGCCAACAAAGGGCTTAGGCTTATTGTTAGCACACGCAATGGGTTCATTTCCAACTAAAACTGGTGGATCATTTACATTCACCCTTGGCGATGTTTACACTAAGTCATTTACATCTCAGGTTGGCGTTCCACAATACGGTGGCACCGTCACCCCTAAGACAATTGGTGGATGCAAGATTTCATCCTTTGAACTAGCCGTAAGCAATGCAGGCATTGCAACAGGCCGTTTCTCTGTTGATGGCGTTTCATTTACAACTGGCACTGCGTTAGCAACTGCCTCATATTCTTCAACGACTAACCTGTTCAACTTTGCTCAAGGTGCAGTTACAGTTGATGGTTCATCTGTTGCTAACATCAAGGATTTCACGCTGACTGTTGATAACGTGCTTAAATCTGATCGTTACAATCTAGGAGCTGCAGGCGTTAAGGCTGAGCAGGTCATTAACGGATTCCGCAAGGTTTCGGGTACCGTAACTGCAGAATTTACAGATACAGTCTTGCTTGCAAAGTTCCTTGCAGATACCACAACTGCTCTTGGTCTTACCTTCACAAGTGGAAGCGACATCCTTTCAATCACCGTCTCAGCCGTTAAGTTTGATGGCTCAGCCCCACAGGTCGGTGGCCCTGAAGTAATTGATGTCAGCTTTGCATTTGAAGGATACGACAACGGAACAGATGCTCCGCTAACAATCGTTTATACAACTACTGATACATCTCTCTAAATGGCAGATACATTCAAGGTTGATACTGCAGAGTTTGTTGCCTTTTACAAGGCACTTGCTCAGTTTGACCCTGAATTAAAGAAGGCTTTGCGTAAGCGTTTAATTGATCTTGCAAAGCCAGTTGTTGCCGAAGTTAAAGCAGCCGAGTTGAATCTTCCATCTAAGGGGGGGGAAGTAGAGAAAACTCAATTGCGCAAAAAGAAAGGCCAACACTTAGGCTTTCGTGCTTCATTGGCGGCAGCAACTAAGGCTGACTTTAACGGTACAGGTCGCGGCGCCGTGCTACACGTTCGTGTATCTACTAGCCGCTTCTTAGCAGTATCAGGCAGACCGCGCACTTTGCCTTTCTATATGGAAGGTCGCAGAAAACGAGAATGGCGCCACCCTGTCTTTGGCAGTAAAGATGTATGGGTTGGGCAAAAGCCTAAGCCATTTTTAGGCGATATAGTTGCACGCAATAAGCCTGCATTTGCAATAGCAATTGAAAATGCCGTCAATGATGTAGTTAAAGAAATCCAACACAAAATCAAATAGGGGGAAAAATGCCACTTACAATCCGTGGGAAATCATATCCGGCACCAAATGAAGATAATCAGCCAGGTGTTCTTGGTAAAGAATTAGTTGCCATTGAGGATCACTTTGGTTTAGATGCAATCACCTTGCTCTCAACCCTTGAAAGCGCCGACCCAAGCAGCTTCCCTGGCTACACTAAAACAAAAGCGATGTATGCTTTTGCTTGGATATGCCTAACTCGTGCAGGTGAGATTTTATCTATTAACGATGTTCTCAATGATTATTCACTAGATGAGTTGATTGAAGTTGAGGAATCAGAAATAAAAAAAGAAGTAACCTCCTTATTCGAGGAGGAGCCAAAGCAAGAATCAGAAGCCATATCCCTATCTTAATGCACACATATCCAGGCATTACGCCTTGGAATGTGTGGGATTTAGAGATGGATTTAATAAACGATTTAATAGCAACGGCAATAGCAAAACCTGAGATATAAGGAGAAACCAAGTGGGTAAAGATTTATCCTTAACCGCCAGTTTATTCGGGCGCGATGTCTCTATGGGCAAGGCTCTCGGTGGCGTGGGCAAACAAGCAAAGAGCGCCGATGCCGCTTTTAAGAATCTTTCTCGCGGTGCAACTGTTGCCTTTGCTGCCATTGCCGGTGCTGCAACCTTAGCGGTCAAGGCTGCTATGGAGGATCAGGCGGCGGCAGTTCAGCTTGCTCAAACTCTCAAGAACACTATGGGAGCCACCAAGGGGCAAACTGCAGCCGTTGAGGATTACATCTCAAAGATGACCTTGGCAACAGGTGTGTCGGATAATGATTTGCGCCCGGCTTATCAGCGATTGATTTCTTCAACCAAGTCATACGAAAAAACTCAAAGTTTGATGTCACTCGCAATGGAAATTAGTTTTAACAAGACTATTCCTCTTGTTGATGTTGCCAATGCTCTTGCCAAGGCAAGTGATGGCAATGTAGATGCACTCAAGAAGTTAAAAATATCCTTGCCCGAGGTGGGTAAAACTCAGGCACAATACTCATCTAAACTTGGCATTGTTGATGGCAAACTGCAGATGGTTACAAAGCAAACCAAAGCAGCCACCAAAGAGACTTTAAGTTTTGGCAAGGTTCAAGAGTATTTAACAAAGACTTTTAAGGGATCAACTGAAGCAGCATTAGCAACAAGTGCCCAAAAGATACAGATATTCAACAACGGTATGCTGGAATTGAAAGAAACCATTGGCTACGCCTTATTGCCAACGGTTAATAAATTCCTCAAGCGCCTGCCTGAAATACTAGATTATTTGACTCGCAATAAAGACACAATCATAAAAGTTGGAACTGCAATTTTAGCTCTTTCAGGATTTATCATTGGAGTCAATGCAGCTCTTAAAGTATTCCACGCGCTTCAAAGCGTTAAAATGTTTGCAGGTTTAATTGCTAGATGGATGGGCTTTGCCACTGTTGTTGAAATTGAAGCAGTAGGTATGGCAGCAGCCGGAACCGCCGTCAATATTGCTTGGGCACCCTTTTTGCTTACTATTCTTGGAATTGCTGCCGCCTTTGCAGGGATTAAACTTGTGACAGATAAATTGATTGCCAATCGAGAAGCCCTGCTCAATAAAGGTGATAAAAATCTTGGCAGCGATTTGAATAAATTGTACGGAATGACCCCTGAACGGTTGGCAGCATTAAACAAACCTTCAGAGATGCGAGCAATGCCAAGAATGGCTAAGGGTGGAATTGTTACACGCGCCACAAGTTTAATAGCCGGCGAAGCTGGCCCCGAGGCAATAATCCCATTAAACAAGATGGGAATGATGGGTGGGTCAATCAACATCCACGTTGCCGGTTCAATCATTGCCGAAAAGGATTTCATCTTGAAGGTACGCAATGAGTTGGCTCAACTGCTTCGCCGTGGTGGAGCTCCTATTAGTGCCCTGGGGATTTAATTATGGCTGGCTTTGATGGCACCAATGCGCCGACACAGTTTATGTATTTTTACAATGGAAGCACATTTGTGCAAGTTGCAACGGCAGACATTCGTGAGATAACTACTCACCGAGGCCGAACACGCAATGACCAAGAATATGACACAGGGCTTTTAACTGTTGTTCTTGATAACCGCACGGGCATCTATGACCCTGATTTCACAGGTTCCACGACAATGGTTGTCAGCGGCGCATCTATCATCCAGCGTTCAATGGCAATGTATTTTGGAATGCTTTGGTCATCTGTTGTTTACAACCAATTCTACGGCTACCTTGAAAATGTAGTAGTAGATCAAGGCTTTGATGCAAAAGTAACCTTGACCTTTACTGACGGCACCGATTTGTTGGCTACATCTTTTGCTGATGGCTCTTATGCAATCCGCAACGCTGAAACTACAAGTGCGCGTGTATCGTATGTGAAAACTCTTTGTGTCAATGGAGTTTTTGATTTAGAGACTAACCTCAAGTCCACCATAACTAATGTTGTCGGCGCTGCAGGGGTTGTCAAATATAGCGGAGATAAGGTTTATCTTGCGGGCGAAACCGTAACTATTACAGGTGTCAATCCAGGAGCTTACAATTTAACCAATCAAGAAATCACTTCAGTAATTGGCACAGATTTTTATGTAAACAATGCCGCCACCGGCACCTATGTTTCAGGTGGCATTGCTTCCCTTCGCCACGTCACAATGCAGGCAACGCTTGGAAATGATAGCCCGCTTTCAATGATGCAAGAAGCGGCACGATGTGAAGCCAACGATTTCTACATTACCAACGTGAATAAGAGCACCTATGTGCAACGCAATATCTCAACAATCATCTTTCATCCTATTGCTCAAAAGTTCAATAGAATCACTCGCTTGGCCTTTTCAGATTCTCAAGCTGCGGGAACAGTTGAATATGACAACATTGAAACAAGCGTAAGTATGCTTCAAAAGGTCAATAAGGCAGTCATTCAATATCCTGACTTTAACTCCACGGGTAGCGGTCAAGTATCTGCTATTTATGGCTCAGGCGATATTGCATCGCAACCTATTGATGCACCTGTTTACAATCCTTGGGCTGCAATCAACTTGGCAGCCTATAACGCTCGCAAGATGGCAACACCTTTATCTATGGTCAAGCAGATTGAGTTCCAAGCCTTTGCCCTAGATACTCTTTATGATGACCTGCTTTTATTAGATTTAGGCGATCAGGTTACGGTTGCTCGCACAACCGTTGATGGTCGAAGTCAAAGTTACAACCTTGTTGTTGAAGGCATAGACCATAGCATTACTCCTGACGATTGGCGCATTACCCTTTACACTTCAGCAATGAATCCTTATTACACGGTCATTGATAAGAACGGTGGATGATGACAATTGCAGCTCAGGTGACAAATACACCTATCCATATCACATCATCTAGCAGTGGAATTACTGTCTCATCAACTTCAACTGTTAGCCGTAAAACCGCTTCAAAGGATGTTAAGTTTGAGCCGGGATTGTTGGCTTCGGCTGCAACCGGCACCATCAACCTTGATATGAGTTCTGCCCAAGTCATTTACCATTCAAGTGCAAGTGCCAATTTCATCTTTAACTTCAGAGGCGATTCAACACATACTTTTAATGAAATCACAGAGGTGGGTCACACCGTCACCACCGCTATTGTGGTCAATAACGGATCAACGCCTTATTACGCCACATCGGTAAAGATTGACGGCACCACCGTCACCCCCAAGTGGGCAGGTGGCACCGCCCCTAGTGCTGGCACCGCCAGTGCCCACGACTTATATTCATTCAACATTCTAAAGCTCACCGACACCCCCACTTACTTAGTCATTGCAACTGTCGGTAACTACTCGTGAGAATGAGCCGTATGGGGGCATTGGCTGGGCCAAGGGCTGCATTGGAAAAAACATCAGGATATTTTGCAAGTTTGTATGGTTCTTCTGATTACAGTATCACTCACGGAATTGTTGTTGATTCATTAAATAATGTTTATACCACTGGTCAATGGAATTATATTGATTCAAATGGAAGAAATCAATATGATATTTTTGTGGCAAAATATAGCAGTTCTGGACAATTAAAATGGCATCGTGTGCTTTCAAGTGCTTTTTCTTCTCAATCAAGAAACGGATCAGGATGGAAAATAGCATTAGATTCCTCAAACGATGTCATTGTCACTGGACAGTATTCTTTTAATTCAATCCACCCATATATCGGCGCTTTTGTTGCAAAATTCAATAATTCAGGAATTCTTCAATGGCAAAGACAATTAACAATCGTAAATGCAATTTCATACAAAACAAATAGTTATTCCTACAGTGTTGCAATTGATTCATCAAATTACATTTACATAACGGGGGCATACGCTAATAACAGTACAGGCGCTGTTGCAGTTGATATTTTTACTGCAAAGTATAATAGTTCCGGAACCCTTCAATGGCAAAAATCATTAAATGGGCCTAATGCGGCAGATTTAAGACAGGATTGGGGAAATTCAATAGCTCTTGATTCTTCATCTAATGTATTTATTACAGGTAGATTTAGGAACACTTCAGGTGGAACAAATGCTTTTGTTGCAAAATACAATAGTTCAGGAACGCTTCAATGGCAAAAATCAATAAACAGTCCTAACTCAGCAAGTTCGCAGTATGACATTGGATATGGAATTAAAGTAGATCAATATGGAGACATTTTTGTTGTTGGTGCTTTTCAAAAACCAACTACTTCCTACACAAAAGGATTTTTAATAAAATTTGATACATCGGGTTCTGTAGTATTTCAAAAAGAAATAGGAACTAGCGCAACAAATAATGGTTTAATCTTAAATAATTTATTTATTGACTCTACAGGTAAAATTCAGGTTGTTGGATTAGAACCGACCAGCAGTTTGAGTTTTGGATTTTTAATAAAATTAGACACTTCTCAAAATATAGACATACAAAAAATGCTATCTTCTTCAGTAGATAGCGGAAATGTGTCAATTGAGGATATTTCATTTGATTCAAAAAACAATTCAATAGTCTCAGGTTTTTTTGGAAGCACCGGAAACGTTCTTTATGGTCTAAATGCAAAACTTCCTAGCGACAACACCACAAATGGAACTTATACGGTAACTCCACCTGGAAAAAGAATTGCGTACTCAACATCAACTCTTGTAAGCATTGCAAATTCTTCACTAACAATAGCCACATCTTCCTTAACTGATACAACTGCCACTTTAACTGATGCAAGTGCATCTCTTATAGATTCTGCAGGCAGTCTCAATTATGGAATTGTGTATATGTAAACCCTCAACCACTCAACAACAGAACGGGAAACCGCGCAAATGACCCCATCAAACTGGGCAGCACTTATCGTCTCCATCATTGCAATTATCAGCGCCTTTGCAGGATCAGTGCGATGGCTAGTAAAGCATTACTTGGCAGAACTTAAACCAAATGGGGGCAGTTCGATGCGGGATTCCATCAACCGCCTTGAGGCGCAGATGTCCATAGTGTTGGAGTTAGTAAAAAACAAATAAGGGGTCAGCAATGAAATCAGTTAATGGATGGCCTGCAAGTGCTAACCAATCTGAAATTAGAATTGGCGTGTTCACCGTCATCGGCGGGTTAAAGCCCGTCAAGCTCCGTTGCGCTGGCGCAGTAGCTCCGCTACTTGTTGCCGCTTGCAAGGAGTGGCACAAGAGCGTTGAGAAGTTAGAGCCGGGTGAAGTGCAAGGTTATGCATTCAGAGATGTACGCGGTGGCAATGGCACCCTGTCCAATCACGCTTCCGGGACTGCCGCTGACATTTGGCCAAGCCGCCATCCCCAGGGTGACAAAGATGGAAATTTCACCCCTGCTCAAAGAGCTGCAGTATTAGAGATTTGCACCAAATATGGGCTACGCTCAGGCGGCACCTATAAGAACGCCAAACCTGATTGGATGCACATAGAAGTAAATGTAAGCCCACCTCAAGCCAAGGCATTGATTGCCAAGTTAGGACTCAAATGAAACTATCACCAAAATTCAAACAAGAATTTATGTCATACCTGCGCTCTGTAGGCGTTGCCACAATCACTGTATTGCTGGCACTCGTTGCAGATGTGCGCCCTGAATATGCAGTGTTGCTTGGCTCAATTGCTGCGCCAGTTTTCAAGTTGATTGACCCAACTTACAAGAACTACGGCATCGGCGCGGGCAAGTAATATGGACAGGGGGGAAATACTAGCCGAGGCCAATCGCCTGACCCACGGTGATCGCAATAAGAATTACGGCAAGCCAATTACCAATCACGCCCGCATTGCAGGTTTATGGTCTATCTTTCTTGAGTGCGAGATAACGCCAGCTCAAGCTGCAATAATGTTGGGATTGGTCAAGGTTGCTAGATTGATTGAGACACCTGACCATTTAGATTCATTCGTGGACTTGGCGGCATATGCTGCCATTGCCGGCGAGATTTCTACCGAATAAGTTTTACTGCATAGAGAAGCCCCGTAACCTGCCGTTCCAGGTTACGGGGCTTCTCGCCTTTATCTAATCTTTTACATAATCCATCAAGGCTTGAATGACAATGGCGGTGACGGTTGTATATTCCAATTTGGCTTTGGCTTTAGCCATTGCCCATAAATCTTCAGGCACACGAACTGAGTGTTTAGTTCTCATTTCTTATTCCTTCCGTGATTAAAGATTAAAACAAGTGCAAGGCAGATGACATAGGCGATGATCCATTTAATCATTACAACACCACACATTGACTCATTGAACCCCAACACCAACCGAGGAACTCGGCGCTGGCGTTGCCAATGCCTACCCACCAAAGGTTTGCTGAGATGAGAAATAGTGCATATAGTAAAAAGGCTATGGCGATTGCCCGTGCCTGTTTTCCTCTTTTAGTTAGTGACATTGACTGATTCCTCTCTGACGATGTTGAGACATACTTTGGTAATCATATTGACTGAGATAAGAGTTGATTCGATAAACTCTAAATCGCTACTGACGGAGGCATCCATCAATTTCTGAGCTGAACTACTCATAATGTTTGAAGGCGTTGAATACACCTCAAGAAGTGAGTCCTTAATCATCTCGGCGTAATCCATTATGCAGAAACCTTTGGATAGTGCCCGTTGATTTCAACATACTGAGCCAATGTCACCGCACCCTTGTATTCGTTGCAGGGCACACAATGGGTTTGATTGGTAATCTCGCCATCGCAAAACACACACCAAAAGCGTTCCGTTGTTGTCATTTTACATTCTCCATTTTCTCTAGTCGTGCTTCAAAACAAAGTAAACATTCAAAGATTTTCTCAACTGATTCAAAGACTGTTCCGCAGAATGTGCAGGTGCAGGTGTAGTTCATAGTGACATCCAAGGTGTGCAAGTCTCACAAGGTAATTCGCGCAGTGAGTATTCAAGCCACCAATCAAGTGGAGTCTCGTGATGTGTTGCAGTTGGGTCATTATCAATTGCTGACTTCAAATAAACACCTGCGTGTGTATCGCAAGTGACACTGCCACCTGCACCAACCCATAAACGATTGCTCATTATGCAACCTTCCTTTCTGAAATAACACCGCAAGGATTAACAAAAACATATTCGGTGTTGAACTCTGACCAACCTGTGAACTTTTGTGCAATTGCATTGATTGCTGGACGAATTTCTTTATCGCCGTTGTATGAGATATGAACAACACCGCAATCAACTTTGCGTACTGAAAACTTATATGTTGGAAATGTTGCCTTTAGCTCTTCGCGTATTGCTTTTGTTGTTTCTACTGTTGTCATTTTCTGATCCGTTCTGTAGGGGCCGTTCCCCAATGAGATAAAGATAGCACCTGTCCACCCATTGTCCATACCAAACGACACGCAATTAGGTCACGATTTGATAACGATTTAGGCTCAGGTGTAGGCTCATCTTTGGCGTGGGAACCTGCAAATTGGGGAATTACTGCAGGTTTTCACGCCTTTGGGGCTACCATAGAGCCGTGACCACCATAATTGCTTACCAAGGGGCAGGATTTGCCATACTTGGGGCAGATAGCCAAATTACCGATGGTGACAAGCGCATCCTTTCGCCTTCAACACCCAAGATAGTCAAGGTGGGCAAGTACCTGTTGGCTTTATCCGGAGATGTAAGACCAGGAGACTTGCTTGCATTTAACTGGAAGCCACCTGCCTATGACGGCACTGATCCTGTTAAGTTTGTCGGGCGCAAGATAATCCCAAGCATCATCACCACCTTTAAGGCTCACGGCTACGACTTCAACAAGGATGCAGCTTCTTATTCCTACTTGCTCGCCTTCAACGGCAACATCTTTGAAATTGGCGATGAGCTGAGCATCTCACAATCATCGGACGGCATCTACGGCGTAGGCTCAGGCAGTGCCTATGCGATGGGATACCTTGCTTCAGTTAAGAGCGCGGTTGGCGATGCCGAAATCCTGCAGGCCCTAGAAGTTGCCGCCAAATACGACATCAACACCGGCGGGCCGTTTCAGATTGAGTTGCAAAAAAAGATTTAGCCACGCCGAGCGTTACTAGCAGGCAAGTTGGTGTAATGTGTGTCATCCTTATCCAAACGAAAAAGGAGACACCCAAATGTTACTAGCACTTGCCATTGGAATTGCCGGCGTTATTGGTATTTTCTACACCTTATTGCAGCTCGAAGGCACTCAAGATTTGATTGAGGGCACCGATGAATTTAACTAAGCCAGTTCGAGATCCATTGTTTTCAATCCATACAACCGATGACGGCACTGTTGCCCTATATCTTGAAGAACAAGATGCCATCAAGGATGTATTAGAAGATGTAGTCAGTCAATGGGATTATCAACTATTGATGGAACTGCAAGGTTGTGTCAATTCATCCGTCAAGGCTGACAATCACTTTGAAAACTTAGAGACTGCTCGCAGTAATTTTGAGCAAGGTGCAGTCAAGTTGGCATTGATGACTGAAGATGAAGCACTCAATCTTGCTCAAGATATTATTAAAGCAATCAAAGTCTCACGCCATATGCGTGAAGAACGCCGTGAACAAGTATTGGGATTGAGGATTGTTAAGTAGATGACAAACCCAAATGGTCGCAAGGGCGCACTGTACGAAACCGATGTTATGCGTTGGCTTCGCGCAGCAGGTGCCTTGTGCGAGCGTTTGGTAAAAGCTGGCTCCAACGATGAAGGTGACTTGGTTGCCGTCATTGCTGGCAAGACTTACATTCTTGAACTCAAAAATAGAAAATCAATAACTTTGCCACAGTTTTGGCGTGAAGCTGAAGTTGAGGCAGAAAACTACGCAAAGGCTCGTGGTCTATCCACGCCTCCATTGCACTATGTCATCGTCAAGCGCAGAAACGCTGGCATAGAAAAGAGTTGGGTTATACAAGATTTAGCCCAATGGTTAGAGGAACGCAAATGACGATTCGAGATGTCCTTTGCGATGCACCTAATTTTGCGCAAGCAGTTTGTGCAACCGTTGAGGATAAAGACTTCTTCTTCCCCGATGGTCGCACTGACGAGGCAGAGAGACTGCCACAACTGAAAGCATTATGCGCCAGTTGTATCCACAGAAAGGAGTGCTTGGAATATGCCATAAGCAGGCAAATCCCGTATGGCATTTGGGGAGGTCAAACTCCGCGTGAGCGAGAGGTAGTAACTAGACCCCGCCGGATTCCAGTTGGCGAAATCGCTAACAACATCATTGATCTCAATGAACGAGGATTTACTGCTACCGAAATTGCAACAAGATTAGACACATCTCTTGGCTATGTCCGAAAGATTCTGTCTCAGTTTGGTGCAACTAGAAAAGGAGAAATCCAATCACACCAAAAGATAAAAGAAGGTTCCTCACCATCATTGGAATCCTCATCGTGACCGCTTTAATTAGCGGAGTTATTTCAGCGACTCAGGCAGTACCGCAATTGGTTATCTACAAGGATCGCCCACCGCTAATGCAGGTGAACGCCAAGGAAGTGGCTCAAGAGCTGCTTAACCATAAAGATTTCAAGTGTTTCAATGCTTTAATGAGCAAAGAAAGTGCTTGGAAAGATAAGAAAAACCCATCAAGTTCAGCTCAAGGAGTTGGACAGTTATTAGATGGCACCTATCGCAACCTTGGAATGAAACGCAGTAAATCTACTGTGGCTCAAACCATTGCAGCACTTGCATATATTGGGCGCAAGTATGGATCAGGTGGCCCGTGTGCCGCTTGGTCGTTTTGGAAAACCCACTCATATTACTAAGGGGGAACGGATGAGTGTAGAAATTGAGAAGGGCATTATTGACTTTGATGTTAATGTTGCCGCTTGGTTGGAGCAATATAAATCAGCTCTTGCTAAGATAAAAGAGTTACAGGAGATTGCCGATGTTGCTAGAGCGCATATTGAGCAAGCCCTTGGTGATAGCGAAACTGGAATGTTTCTCAATCGCCCTGTTGTTCGTTGGACACACGTTGAATCCAAGCGATTCGACACCAAGCGAGCAAGAGAAATCTTGCCTGCGCAAGTAATCGAAGCACTTGAGGTAACATCTATCTCACGCAGATTCACACTTGTAAATGAGGACAATTAACAAATGACATTCACACCCTTGACCACGCCCGCAGAGAATCTTGGTAGAGATTTAGCCAAGATGATTACCGATGCAGGTATTTATGCGCCACGATCACAACAGGTCTATATCGGCCCTAGTGAAGTTGGCGAGAAATGCACACGCAAGTTGGCATATAAATTGCTGGCGTGGGACAAGGTGAATGAAGGCTCCAATGGTAATTGGGCATCCCAAGTGGGAACTGCAATCCACTCACATCTTGAGAAGATTTTTAGCAAGATGCCTGAGCGTTATGAAGTTGAAGAAAAGGTCAAGATTCGTGCAAACCTATCGGGCACCATTGACCTCTTTGATAAAGAACTAGGAGCCGTCCTAGATTGGAAAACTACCTCACCATCAAACCTTCAGGTGCGAAAGCGTGAAGGAGCTACTGAGCAAAACATTATTCAGACAATGCTTTATGCCTATGGCAAAGCACAACAAGGTGCAACGGTGAACTTCGTCGGCCTTATCTATCTGCCAACTGGCGGTTCCATTTCAGATATGTATGTGGAGCTTCATCCTTATGATGAGCAGGTAGCACTCGATGCCCTGGCTCGCCTTGATTCTATCTATCAGTTGCTCTCAACTGTAGATGTTGAGGCCAACCCTGATATGTGGGCAATGATTCCAACGGCGCCGTCACGCCTTTGCAACTACTGCCCATATTTTAGACCATTCTCAGATGATCCATCTAAGGCTTGTGCGGGGGATACCAAATAATGTGTGAGCGAGATGGATGCGCCTGCGGTATGCCGGCCAAAACTATTAACGATATTGCAAAAGAACTAGCGGAGATGAACCCGCCCACAGAGTTGGACAACCAACAAGAAAACCCAAGCAACACCCAAACAGAATAGGGGGATGCCAAATGGCATTCGAAGCACCAAGTGCAGCAACGGAATCAGTGAAGGTTGCTGATCTGAATGGCAAGTTACTTATCATCGAACCTATCGAATACAAGGTAGGGATTCAAACCGTTCACGGCGAGACAGATGCAATCGAAGTGAACATCACCAATCTTGACGATAACACCGAACATAACAATGTTCTGTTCTTTAATGTGGCACTTAAGAACTCACTCAAGAGCAAGGTGGGACATAAAGTCCTTGCTCGCATAGGCCAGGGCGTTGCCAAGCCAGGCAAATCCGCACCTTGGATTCTGCTCGATGCCACAGGCGATGCAGCGGCAGTTGCCAAAGCTAATGCCTACATCGGTGGCGCACCTGCACCTGCTGCGGCGGTAGCACCGGCAGTTGGCGGGGCCAACATCACTCCTGAAGTTGCAGCTTTGCTTGCACAATTAGGAGCGCAACAAGTTAAGTAAAAACTTCTCCGGGGCTTCGTCCTTTCCACCGGAAAAGAGGAGACATTGCAGGTTTGCACATCGCGGGGGTGATGTGGTGGTTCGAGTCCACCGATGTCACAAGTTTGAAAACTATTTAGGGGGAAAAGTGAAACTGATCAACGCTGACTGCATTGAGGCAATGAGGGCGATGCCTGACAACTCGGTGGATTCAATTGTCACTGACCCGCCGTATGAGCTGGGCTTTATGGGCAAAAGTTGGGATGCCAGCGGCATTGCATTTAACATTGAAGTATGGCGTGAGGCGTTACGAGTGATTAAGCCTGGTGGCCACTTGATTGCTTTCAGTGGCTCTCGCACCTATCACCGTATGGCCGTTGCCATTGAGGATGCAGGGTTTCAAATCCGCGATCAGATTATGTGGGTGTATGGGTCAGGCTTTCCTAAGTCGCACAACATTGAAAAAGCCATTAACAAAGTTGATGGCGTTGAGTTTTTAGAAAAGCCTGCAAGTGGCGTTGGATTTATGAACGCTGAAGGTGCAGGCGGTTACAACACAACTATAAATCAACTTGAACAGGTTGGTGATTCAAGTGAGCGAGCTGCACAATGGGATGGCTGGGGCACTGCACTTAAACCAGCACACGAACCGATGGTGCTTGCTCGCAAGCCGTTGGAAGGCACCGTTGCCAACAATGTGCTGACTTATGGCGTTGGCGGGTTGAACATTGACGGGTCGCGGGTTGGAACGGATGAGATGACCAAGACAACTTCCAACGGCGTGAAGATTTCAGAAAATCGTTCAATGTCGGGAGCAAATTTTGAAAGAGAAGTGATTGGTACTGCAACAGGCCGTTTCCCCGCCAACTTCATTCACGATGGCAGTGATGAGGTTGATGAATTACTTGGTGAACCAGCCCGATTCTTCTACTGCGCAAAGGCAAGCAAGCGTGATAGAAATGAGGGGCTTGATGGGTTTGAAGTTAGGCGTGATCACGATGGGCGGGCAGATGGCGGGGTCGGTGGCGATAACCCACGCAACCGCACCAACAATGCAAAGTTAAATCATCACCCAACGGTAAAGCCTGTAACGCTGATGCAATACTTGGTTCGCCTGGTGACACCGCCTGCAGGCATTGTTCTTGACCCGTTTATGGGTTCAGGTTCAACTGGCAAGGCGTGTGCTTATGAAGGTTTTGATTTCATTGGAATAGATCAGTCGGCTGAGTATGTGGCAATTGCACAAGCCCGCATTGACTTTGCATTGGCAGATAAAGAAACAGAGTTGCCGTTATGAAGGAAGAAGAGTTGCAGGGTGCCATCGCGGAGGCATTGTGGGCAGGGTATGAATATGCCTTGCCTGACACGCCGGGGCGGGTGGCGAAGTTTGTTATCTATCATATGAAAGAGACGGGATTTCTACCTAAGAAGAAGTTGAAGATGCAAGCTGCAAGGAACAAAGATGCCAAACTATGACTTTCAATGTGAGTGTGGGCGTGTTGTTACTGAAAACTTTAATTTTGATGATGATAAAACTGTCACCTGTTTGTGTGGCACACAAATGAAGCGGGTCTATGGAACCTTTGGGATAGTTCTCAAAGGCACTGGTTGGGGCAAAGACAAATGACAGAGATTGAACTCTTTGATTATTTGCGCCACAACATCTTGCCTGATTTAATTCCAATCCCGCACCCATACTCTAAGTGGGATTGTGTCTCGCCTGCATCTAAGGCGTACTTTGAATTAAAGTGCCGCCGCCGCCATTATGACGAGCTGATACTTGAGCAATCAAAGTACGATGCAATGATGACGATGGGGCAGGAATTGGGGTTGTCACCGTGGTATGTCTGCTCCACACCTGAAAGCATCTTTTTCTTTGATCTGATTCACTTGCGCCCTGAATGGATAACGATGGATTTACCGCAGACAACAGATTTTGACCGCACCGACAATGTGCCAAAGATTGTTACCTTAATTGACAACAAGCAAGCATTTAAGATTGCACTACCGAACGGGGGGAAGTGAATGGAAAAGACAATAGAAATACAGTTGCAAGAATTGCGTGAGCAGATTGCAGTTGAGATTGAATCGGTGGAGTTAGAGGCATCACGCGACAATGCACTTGGTATGCAGATCAAGGCAGCCAAGATTGCGAGGGGCAAGTGAGTTACCCGCTTGAATACATCCTTGAACAATTAGATCGCGGTTTCACTTTAGAATTTATTGCTCGTGATGCTGGCGTTCAGCTTAAATCTCTTACTCGGCGATTGGATAGAGCAAAAAAAATGGATAAGTTGCCAAATCGCTATAACGACATTGTGAACAGATTGCTTGAAAAATGAAAAACTGCGCAGTTTCAATTAGCAGCCTACAATTCAAGGACATTAAAGACCCCGGCGTGGCGCTAACCACCCGAGGCACGACCAACTCAGTTAGGAGTTGATATGACTAATTTTAGCACCGAATTACAGGGAAGTGGCTATGAAGCCTACTTAAAATCACAGCAATGGAAAGAAAAAAAGACCCAATATAAGTTAAGCGAAAGATACAATTGTTGCTGGGCTTGCGATCTGCCAGCACCTATTTCACTCAAGGGCTTTAATCTTCACCATCGAACATACAAAAATCTTTACAATGAAAAAGTAGAGGATTTGGTGCTTCTTTGCCAACCTCATCATAAAGAGCTGGAAAAAATGCTCATTGAACTAAAGCCTCACGGATTTACTGTTGAATCTTGGACACCTATGTATATCAGGCTGAAAAGAAAACAACTTAAATGTCCGACCAATCCTACTTGGGCACCAATGAGGTATTTATAATGACTAACGAAATTCTAACCACCGCCCTGCGATTTGCCACCCAAGGAATTGTTTGCGTTCCGGTTGCATCCGATGGCACCAAGCGCCCGGGTGTTGGTTCTTGGAAAGAGTATCAAGAGCGCCAACCAACACAAGATGAATTGCTTGCGTGGTTTAACAATGACACCGTTCAAGGACTTGGTGTTATTTGCGGCAAAATTTCAGGCAACCTTGAAATGGTTGAATTGGAAAGTCGAGCAGTTGCAAAAGGCATCCACAAAGAGCTAATGCAAGCCGTCAAGGATTCAGGTCTTGGCTACTTGTGGGAATTACTAGTCAATGGATATATGGAATCAACGCCATCGGGAGGTTTGCATTTCTTATATCGCATTGAAGATGGCATAGTTCCCGGCAATGAAAAACTTGCTCAAATGCCCGGTGATGATGGCGGTTGCCTGATTGAAACACGCGGTGAGGGTGGTTTCACCATTACCGCGCCTTCAGGTGGCACCGCCCACCCATCGGGTCATTCGTGGGATATGGCAAGCGGTGCAATTGAAACAATTCCAACCATCACAATGCAAGAGCGTGAAGAACTTTTTCGCATTTTTAAGACATTTGATGAAATGCCTAATGTTGAAATCACCAAGCAAGAACTGACTAAGCGTGAAATCAATCTTGAATTACCCGGTGATGATTACAACCAAAGGACATCTTGGGAGGAAATCTTAGAACCTATCGGCTGGAAGAAGATGTATCGCCAAGGTGAGAAGATGATGTGGCAACGCCCCGGAAAAGATTTTGGCGTTTCAGCTTCGACTAATCACGGAGGTGGCGATTCATTCTATGTTTTCTCAACATCTACTCAATTTCCCGCTGGTCAATCAATGACAAAGTTCTATGTGTATGCCTTATTGCATCATCGCGGTGATCTACGAGAGGCAGCCCAAGCCCTGCGGTTTAAGGGGTACGGAAAGCGCAATGGTGGCAATGACCTTGCCGAATACACCTATAACCCGACAACGGGGGAGATACTAGAAAAGGCACCCGCTGAGGCGCCCGGCATAGGCGTTTCCGATGAGTTGGTGGAAATCTCAGAGATGACCCGCCAAGAGTTGAAGGCAGCCCGTGCCCGCCGAGAGGCAAAGCGCATCCTCGACCAAGAGGAAGCATCCAAGAATTACCACGAGCCAACCTATGTGCGCACACTCACAGATGAGCTTAAACTGCCTATTGAGGAAGTCAAGTGGACAATCAAGGATGTGTTCCCAACAGGTGCCAATGTGACACTTACCGCCCAATACAAGGCTGGAAAGACCACAATGATCAACCACCTTGCCTCATCACTTGCAGATGGTAAAAAGTTCCTTAATTATTTCAGCGAGCCTGAGCATCCGGGGCAGATTGTCATCTTTAACTATGAGGTGAGCGAGAACCAATACCGCCGATGGATGAATGATGTGGCAATTGAAAATAGCGACAAAATCACCCTTGTCCATTTGCGGGGAAAGCGACTACCGCTGACAGTTTCACGGGTGGAGGATTTAGTTGTCTCCATCCTGAAAGATTTAGGCGCTCAAACTTGGATTCTTGACCCATTCGCCCGCGCCTTCACAGGATGTGGCGATGAGAACTCAAACTCAGATGTGGGCGTGTTCCTAGATACCCTCGATGTCATCAAAGACCGTGCAGGTGTCTCAAACCTTGTCTTACCTATCCACACAGGTAGAGCGCAGGAAAACGGCGTAGATCGTGCCCGTGGAGCTACACGACTTGATGATTGGGCAGATGTTCGTTGGTTACTTAAAAAGACCACCGAAGGGCGATTCTTTTCAGCCGATGGTCGCGATGTGCTTCAAGAGGAACAAATGCTTACTTTTGACGAAAACACTCGTTCCTTAACCCTTGGTGGCGCCGATGCCTACACAACCAAGAAAAGGAATTACGAAGATCAATGGGTGGAATTGGTAGAGAAGAACCCGGGATTGACCACCTCAGATTTGTCAAACATCTTAGGAAAGCGTGTGGATGACAAGGGCTTCAAGAGCGCTCGTAAGAACGCCATTGCCAATCATCGGGTGAAAACTCACAGGGTTGGCAGTAGCGATGTTTGGTACACCATTGATTACATCCCAACTTGGAGTCAAGGACAGGTGGCAAATTGAGCATAAAAAGCATTGAGGGTAACTTTTTACCTACAGTAGGTAAACCATTTACCCTCGAGTGCCCACCCCTATATAGGGGGGGCTTCAAGGAAACTACCTCCTCTAAGGGTATTGAGGGTAAAAAATAAATGACCTCCTTCAACTTTTCAGCCATTGATTGCCGAAGCTGCGGAAACCTTGTATGGGATGGATTGAGCAGTTCAGGCATCCCTATCAAACTTGATACGGCTCGGCTCAACCTTACAGATGAGATTATTCGATTGCTGGCAGGTGGTAAGACCTACCAAGCCCACCGCACCTATGTCTCATTTGAGGCAACACGAAGATTGTCGGCAAGGATGGCAGCGCCGAACCCCGTAGTCCTAGCCCTGCACGAGTGCTACCCAATGACCATCTTTAGTGAGCAGGCACCTGACTATTGGGATCGGGCAATTGCCACAATGACTACAAACGAGGAAGTGCCATTTTGAACTGCCGTATCTGTGATAAGCCCAACAAGGTCGAAGGCATCTGTTACAAGTGCCGTTCTAAGATTGTGCTACATCTGAGCCAACTGCCTGACTTGCAGGTAACGGCTGCCGAGTATCTAACCCCGGGGCGAAGTGGCAATGGCGCAGTCTCTGCCGAACGCTCGATTGGTATCAATGTCTCTGCCCTTGACTTTTCAATGGCAACTGAGCTACTGGCTATCCTGCACGGCTGGGAGATTCTTATCCGTGAGGGAAGGCGCCTGACACCGCCGGCGCTGCTCAAGAAACAGGCAACGACAGAGTTAGAGGTTGAGGCAACCTGCAAGTTTCATTTAGCTCACCTTGATTGGATATTGGATCAAGTATGGGCTAAAGACTTTGCTAGTGAAGTTGGCGAACTATACGCGAAAGGAATTGCAGCTTGTAAGCAATTCGTGGAGCAACCTCGCAAGATTCCCTGCCCCACCGATGATTGCAAACGAATGGTTGTCATAGATGCTCACCGATTAGGTGAGTATGGACTGACGGAGGAGATTGCTTGCTTTGGTTGCAAGCAATCGTGGAGCATTATCCGATTGATTACCTTGGCGATGAGCAACCCTGAAAAGAAGTTTTATCTCGATGCCGAGGCTATTGCATCCTTGCTAGGGATAAAGGTTCGCCAGGTGTATAACATTATTAAAACCAATGAGATTGATAAACGAGGCAACCTTTACGATGTCAAACAAATTATCGCTGCAAGGTAAAACTTGACAACAAACTGCACAAGCGTGTGCTACACTTTCGTGTAACAGATATCGCTATCCCATAAAGCCCTTGCCACCTACGGTTAAGGGCTTCTTTCGTATATGGACAAAGGATATGAATAGCGACATTGAAACTATCGAGGAAATTGATGAGGCATTAGCCCACGCCATCCTCACCCGCCAACAATCAATAGATAGCAAGAAACATATCGTCAATAAATTCATTGATGATTTACTTGATAGCAGATTGGAGCTGACTAAGTGATCAACATTGTAGTCAGCATTGGTGAAGTATCAACTGAAGTTATGACGGATCAGCAATTATCCTTTGATGCAATTGATAGTTTGCTCACGCGAGCGACATCATCAACTCTTGATGCTTACAATAAATACTTTGTAAGCATTGAACAATATGAAAAATCTTTAGAAGAAGATGACGAATAAAAAACAAATTTGTAAAAACTGCAAGATAGATAAACCTTTAGACCAATACCACAAAGACCATCGCACCGCTAATGGTTATCGTGTTATGTGTGCCGTTTGTCGCAGGCATCACCAATCAATCACTCGTTTACCAAAGCGTGAGTATAGGTTGTTGTTAGAAAAGCAAAATAGTTGTTGTGCCATTTGCGGCATCAATGTCAATGAGTTGTCGAAGGAGTTAAGTGTTGATCATAATCACGAGACTCATCAAGTTCGCGGCCTTCTATGCAATAGTTGCAATGTTGGGCTTGGTCATTTCAAAGATAACACAACGCATTTGGCTATGGCAATCGAATACTTGATTGCAACAGATGGTATTGCGTAAGCCTTGCCTAGAGTGTGGCACACCATCTCGAAGCAGTAGATGTCCTAAGTGCAGCGAGTTGATATTACTTAACCGACCACGACCTGCCAAGAGTTCCAGCGCACAAAGAGGTTATGACTATTCGTGGCAAAAGATTCGCAAACTTGTTCTTGACCGTGATGGATGGGTCTGTTACATATGCAACAAACATCTGTCAGGAAGTGATGCAACCGTTGATCACATCGTTTCACTTGACCAAGATTATTCGTTGCGTTTGGATTCAAAGAACTTAG